GATGCTGACTGTGAATCTGTTCCTAAATGTGCTTCTACTGTAATTAAACTAGAATCAGCAAAGAAGTTTGAATCGGAACTAGCTACTGTTCTTTGTGTGCCATCGGTCAATGCTCCGCTTAGAGTTACTTGGTTTTCGTTTACAAATAGGGTTTCTACGCTGTTTATTTCCCCTTCGCTAAGAACCAAAGCCATATATAAATATTGGTTATCTGTTCCCGATGTTTCTAAGAATACAACATTACCCCCGACTTTTCTTGTGCCATATACAACAGGAATAGAAGCGTTTGCCCTAAATTTATTGACTAATATCCCCTGTGCTTGCTGTTCCGCAAAGTCATCCCCGAACTCTGGTATTTCTGGTTGTGGTATTAGCCACCCTACAACGTCTTCTACTACGTCTACGACTACATCAACTACATCCCTTACGAAATCGCCTACATCATCAAGAAAATCACCAATAAAACCACACATTTATGCCAATCTCCAGTTACCACCCATATTTTCAAACCCAAGTTTTTCTAACACCGCACCTATTTCTATTTTTGTTGTGACCCCCATGACTATAGGTAAATCATCAGCCACATTTTTCACGCTATCTATCAACGTTTTTACTAGCTTAAAATTTCTATATTGTTTTTTAATATAAAGAATATTTATGTTTATTAGTTCCTGTTTGCTAAACCAATATTCTGATTTATGAAATATGCAACAGCCAATAAGTTCCTGTTGGTCTAACTCTTTCACAAGAATAATTTTGCCCTTTTGTAAAATGAAATCAATAAACGTTTTAAGTTTTGGCTTATCTACTTTGGGTAAATCTACATCAACTAAATCCACTTCTTTGAAATTTATCAATAAATCAAAGACCTCTTGGAAATCTTTTTTCTCTGCTTGGTATATATGAACACTACTCATACCCGACCCCATTTGATGTCGCTTACAGTCAAAGCGGAAAATTCCATGCCTTTATCACTACTAAAAAACCTTTTTTGTGAAGTGTCTGACGTTGTTCGCCCACTTTGTTTAGAAAAATTACCCCAATGTGACGTAACAGTTAGGTTTATGCTCGCTGATGTTGTGGTATCGGTAATCTTATATTCGTCTATTGTTCCATAAAATAACAGGAATGGGTCAGCTATTAGTGCAAGGTTTGCATCTAAAAACCCTCTATAAACAAATACATTATCGTTAATTATGTTTTCGTTAAGTGCTATGGATATATAGGTTTGGTCTACACCAGAAAGATTAACGATAAGACTATTTTTTGAAGGTGCGTTTGTTTCGCTTACCCCTGTTATTCCTCTAAAATGTCCGTTTGCTTGATATGTTCTAGATGTTCCAGAAACGCTTGATGTTATGTCAAAGCTTGCATTTGTTAAATATACTGGCGTTCCGAAACCTAATTCTAATAAAATAACTGGTTCAATATTTCCTGTGGCTAGTTCTGTTTTTACTGCACTTGTTAACCCTCTAGCCATTTACAAACTCTCTATTACATCGAACTCATAATTAAATAATAAGTTTCCATTCTTGTCGTTTTGCCCTGTCGAAAACTCTTGAACGTCACTTGTTAGGTGGACTGTAAAAGGTACTGAATCATAAGTAACCGCACTATTATCCGCTAGTGCTTCTCTGAGGGGTGGTTCTATTGTAACTGTTGACGCATTACTAGATGACGTTGCATCTTCAACCACCATATAGACCTTATCGTGAGCAAACTTGATAAAATCACCCGCTTTGAGTCTACCCGCACCATCACCCGCAAACCCATCTATAGCTATAGTTGTGTCAGCGACCGCATGAACACCATTAACCAACAAAGTTCCTGTTTCGTTGCCCTGTGCGTTTAAAAAGCCTGGGAAGGTGACTGTGAAATTATCTTTTCTGTTTCTCTGCTTCATTATAAAAGCCATCACAGGTGCAAAGTCTGCTCTAGTAAGGGGAGGATACGAAAGAGTAAAACTAAAGCGTTGACCTTGCACTTGTCTTCTAAATGTCTTTCCGCTATCTGTTTCACTAAACAAAGTCTTTTGATTGCTCTTGATATTGATAGCTGTAAAGTTTGTTTTTGGTAATGCTCCACTCATACGACTGCCATCTTACCCTTTTCATTCATAGCACTATTAATAAGGTTTACGATTACACCCCGACTATTTACCAATAATTCGTTGAAACCCCTAGCATCTACAGTATTGATATTAAAATTCACAGTTACGTTTTTATTCATTCCTAGCTTGTCATTTGGTACGACTGTTCCCGCTTGGTCTGGTACAAAGAGTTCTGCACCTTTTTCCCCAACAATGCTAGGCTGACCTACTGGCGGTCTACCACCCTTTTCAAACCCTTTAATTTTATTTATTAGACCCGCACCAAAAGCTAACGCACCGCCTACAGCGACTACATTGAATGGAAAGGGTATTGAAGCAAAAGTTTTCATAGCACCTTCATATAAGCTTATAAAAGCTTTTTTAAGGGCATCTGCTTTGAACATAGCTAAAGAACCCTTCATTGCGTTCTTTATGGCTTCACCTACAAGCATTTCAACCATTGACCGAACAACAAAAGTTCCTAAATCTGCGAAACTAAGTTTACCCGTCATTACAAAGTCTGTAAGTGATGTTTTAAGTTTATCAAATGCTGACGTTCCTATATCTTGCATCTGCTTGAACATATCTTTTTGTTTGTCAACAGCATCCTTGAAACCTTTGGCAAAATTTTCATATAGTCCAGTTACTTGTTTTACTTTGTCACCTTCTCCACTAAGTGCGGTTTTTCTTGCATTTGAACTTTCTGTTGCTACCTTTGATGCTTCCTTATTTTTTGCCATTAGAGCATCAATTTTTTTTAATTGCTCTACAAATGAAAAAACTAATGAATCTTCTTTCACTCTCGATTTATCAATTTCAACTTGCAAATTTTTAAAAACTATTTTGCTTTTATCGCCAAACTCATCAAAATTATCTCCCATTTCTTTAACTGGGTTTCTTAGGTTTTCTGCTTCTGCTCTTAATGCTCTAACTGATTCCGCAACTTCATCTATTGATTCTTGACTTCGGAAAAGGGTAATTTTGTTTAGTTGCTCTTGCATACTGGCGGTTGCGTCCATGACTTCAGCCATAATTTTATTTATGCTGTTCATAACACCCGCTATAACCCCAACTAAAAGCTTGCCTTTTACACCAAGCATCAAAAACCCAATAACACCAATTGTATCGAATGGTGCGGGTAACGCTCTTGCAAAGTTGACCAGACCCGCAACTGAATCTCCTATAAATTTAAATACTGGTTTGAATGTATCAATTATCTCTGTTGCGAATAAAAGCGTTCTTACTGTCGTTGCTACAATTGCTTGCCCTATGGCTTCCGCTGATTTTTCTATTGCACCAAAATTTTTACTTAATTCATCGTTCAATACTTGTGCTGACGCTTTGAGAAATTCAAAAGGACTCGCATCCATAACCGCCATTTTAAATAAATTGAACTTATCGCCTATCATGGAAAGAGTGCCATCAAAAGTTTTTGCCATCGTTTCACTAGCACCGACTACTGATAAGCTACCTTCTTCAAATGCTTTCATTATATGTTTTCGGGATTGTTCAGCACTAATCGCTACACCCGCTTCAAATCCTAGTAACGCCCTAACACCTCTTTCCCTAAATAAGTCGGCTGAATTTATACCACCAGAAAATGTTCTTTGAATTTGTTCGGCTGTTGTTTGAAAGTCTAAGCCAGAAGCACTTGCAATATCGCCTGTTATTTTAAGAAGTTTGTTTAGTTCATCAGCATCTTTTGAAACCACCGCAAGATTTGCTGACCCTCTTTGTATTTCTTCTAAACTAAAGGGAACTTCACTTGCGAACTTGATTAATCCCTTAAATGCTTTTTCACCTTCTCTTACATCAGAAAATAAAAATTTAAATCTTGTTTGTAATCTTTCAACTTCTCGCCCTGTATCTATGAAGCTTTTTGCAACTAATCCCGCACCTAATCCTATAAGGGCATTTTGCAAATTGAATACCGATTGCTTTAAATTGTTTAAACCAACTGTGGCTGACCTCATAGCTTGGCGGGTCTTATCCTTCGCTATAATGTCTATATTTACTTGTTTTGTTGCCACTATCTACTTGCCTTTGCTAGTCGTTCTTGTCGTTCTCGTTCCTCATGTTGGATTTGAAAGTAAGCAATCCACATATTAAATTCCTCAACTGACATTTGCAAGATTTCGGAAACTGTTTTGTGAAGCTTTTCGGCTAAACCAAAGATATTATGTAACTCTGCATCATTCTTTAGTTTTTTTTATAATCCTCAATATCTTCATTACCAGTACCCATTATCTTTGTGGCAACGTCTGCAATTACATTTGTGTCAGCTTTTGTTTTGAAGGAAAGAATGTGAGAAGCGTTAAACATCTTTTCGCCATCTTTCGTTAAGGCTTTTTCGATGATAACGTCAATAAGTACAAGCAAATCGGTATTCGTTGCACCCTTGAAAATCTTTTGTTTCTCAAGCATATTGAAAGGCTTGGTATGAATAGCTTTATCGCCTGTCAAACCCCACTCTGGAACTTCAATAATCTGTGTGTCTAGCTGACTAAAATGGTCACGAATACCATCAAAGTAGTCAATCTTTTCATCTGCCATTTTAGACTGTTCCGATGGTCAACCCACCATTACCTTGTCCAGATACAGTTCTAGTGGTTACGCCATCTAATGTAACACCTACTGACATTCCAGTAACAATTCCAGTTCCACTAAACTTTCTATCTCCAGACTCATTACCTTCTGGTAAGAAAGCAAAAGTTAGTTCTGCTCCTTGTACTAATGTTGTTTGACCGCTATCGGTTTCATCAAAATTCATATCAATAGTAAAAGTATAAGTACCCCTTCCAACTAA